TTTCAGCGTGTCCTGGTAACAGGGACGACGTGGAGGACGGTGGATTCGATCCTTCGCGTTTGGTTGACAACATGACCCTTCCGGATAACTGGAGGGTATGTTCGATCCAGACGAGGCAACGCTAGAGCTAATCCTTCTAGCGGGCGACCTTGAGGACAATCGCTTGCAGCAACAAGACTGTAGAGCTTGGGGACGCGTGGCGAGGCTTGAAAAAGCTGAGCGTAAACTAGTCTCTCAAATCTACACGAAGTTGTGTGCGGCGCTTGGGGTCACTGCCTACGGATCGTTCTCGAAGTCTGACTGGGACACAGCTATGGAGGACTGCTTCGGCTCGCTGGACAAGGAAGGTTCAGGAGTCTTAGAGGTGAACGGTTTTTCCATAGATTTGACTCGCGATTTCGGGCCTGAAGTCATATTTTCACTTTATCTTTGCCGTAAAGTGCTCTGCTGCAATCAACGCAGGGATATGAAGAAGGCCATGGAGTCCTTCAGGACGCGGACGAGTGCTCCGGCACCACCGCATCCTAGACGCGAGCTGTGTATCCGATTCTTCAAGCAACTCTGCGAAGACCTTTTCACCTCGAAGGGGTTGGCGCAGTTCAAGAAGGATCCCCAGTGGAACGTCCCGTGCTTAGGCACCGGTAGTCTCGAAGTACCTCGTGAAAACGGTGGGAAACGTGCGGGCTATTGGGGGACGCTGTCAGACATTCCAGTTCCAGACCGAACGAGGGTCAAACCTTTGGCGATCAAAAGTGGGGGCAAGATACGCGTGATAACCGTGGACTCGTATACGAGCATGGATTTTCAAGCGTGGAACCACTTCGCTGCTGGTGCGATCCGAAGAGAGCGGTGGAGCATTTTCGGTCGTGAGGTCTCTGACTTTATGGCCGAAAGGGACTGGGACAGCTTCGAGAACGTCGTTTCGGGAGACCTCGAATCAGCAACCGATCTATTTGACGGCGTGTTCTGCGATGTGATGATCGACCATTTGGGTGAACTGTTCGAAGCTTCGGCCGAGGACATTGCATTCGCCAAGAGCGTCACCACTCGCGCCCGTCTTGAGGTGGATCCGAAGAAATGGTGGGAGCAACTGCGGGGCCAGTTAATGGGGTCCTTCTTGAGCTTTCCTGCATTATGCCTAGTGACCTTAACGGCTTGGGCATGTGGCGAGGGAAAGATCGAGGCGTATCTGGCGGAACCGACGAGGAAGGGTCGGTTCGAGATGCGGCAGTCCTGGGAGCTCGGAGTCAATGGTGACGACCTCGTTTTTCCGACAAATGCAGAGGATCGTGGTAATTCTTGGACCGACGGCGTAGCTGCTGTTGGCGGGAAGGTCTCACGCGGCAAAACTCTGGTGTCGAAAAATTATTTCACCGTCAACTCTGAGCTCTGGGATAGGCGACGTGGCAGTTGGACGAAAACAAGCATCGTCCGACCTAGTGTCATGCTCGGGATCTGTGATGGGCGTAAAGCCTGTCCGCAGGAGTCTTGGGATGACTTAACACGCGCCAAATGGCTCGACCGTGGCATTCGGAACCACGCTGCCTACGCTTTGAAAGCACATCTTCCTCCTTCTATGGGGGGCCTTGGATACGTTTACGCGTTCAAGGAGTCGGATGTGAAGGCGTGGGCTCTCAAGCGGGATACCAAAGTCAAAGTGGCGGTTCGTCCCACAGCACCCAAGGAGGGAAAACGTGTCTGGCAAAGGGATCTCCTGGCGCTAGCACACGAGGACTCTAGTACTTCGGTCGCTGTCTGTGTAGGTCGCGAGAACAAGGACGCACTCTTGAAGCATGTACGCAAGCCTTTCCTGGGTTTGCCAGTGTGGACGGAGCAAGGTCCTGTTCAAAGCGCTAAGTATACCGCACTTGGGACGAACGAGCTCTACGACCTCTACATGTGGGAATGGCACAAGCACCGCGAGGGACTGGTAACAGTTAAAATTCCCAAGCGATCATTGCGAGAGGCCTACCGATTGGGAGGACGTAGAGAGATCGGCAACTGGTATCTGGACTCCCGAGATGACTTCGCGTACATTGTGGACGAGGGATATGTACGCCAGGAAGCGATCGAAAGGGAGCGGGAGATGCGAAGGCTGAAGAGCCTGGAGCGGAGCGGGAGGATGAAAGTAG